GCGAACTGGTTCATCGAATTCCCCTAATGACATCGAGATCGTGCTGGATGCCTGCTCTGATAAGTGCGTCGATATCGTCCTCCTTGGATCCTCCAGTGTATTTGTATCCAGTGCCGCGTTCATTGTTCATGTAGTTATTCGTTGTCGTTTGTGAATTATTCCTATAACTCTTCGGTGCGTATGTGCATGAGCATAATGCCAATGCTGATATGTATGTGATGTATTTCATATTAAAACTTCCGTCCAATAAATGCGCAAACGCCCAATAGAAAGCACAAGATAACGCCTATTGAAATCCAAGCTATGATTGGTGACAGCACCCATACCCAAGACCAGTCAATGTAGTTGGTTAGCTTGAGTCCAACGAATAGGACGGTTAAAAGAATAGATAGTATTTTCATTGTTTTATGTGCTGATGATTAACGTGTTGGATAGTCTTTATACAATGCCCAAATGTCATTCGGTCGATTCTTCGCATACCATCCTTCTCCAGTGTAGACATTTAACACATCCGTGAAGTATTTGTCATACATGATGCCTACGTTGTCCAGAGTGAAGTTCATTCCGAAATCACGACAATCGTGCGAACTGATAGCGTCGATGCTCTCGATAGCTTGGACATAGTCACCCATAGTGCGGCATCTGAATCCAGTCACGCCGTGGACGTTGTTCTCGGCAAATGATCCCCAGTCAGTGGTGATAGTTGGTGTGCCTGACAACAGGTTCTCGATTTGAACACCTCCGAATGGCTCGACGTATTGACTTGGCAAGAACGATGCCTTTGCATTAGCCATTAGTTCCTTACGCTTATTCACGTCAGCATAGCCAACGTATTCGACGTGTGGCGGTAGCTTGTATCCTTCTTCTTTTTGACCTGCAATGACGAGTTTAACGCCTGCGCGTTCCGTGGCCTGAATTGCAATGTCTACGCCCTTACCAGAGTAGACACGGCCAAGATACAGAAAGTAGTCCTGCTTATGCTCGTTGAATGTGAAGTCATCAAGATCAAAGTAATTAGGAATAACCACGTCATAGTTCCCCTGTTGGCACGTTCCTACGTTCTTCAGCCCACAGTAGGCGTGGTAAATGGCGTAGGACTCAAACACCTTCCAGTTAGCCCAGTGACCACCAGCGTAACCTATACCCGGCTCAACCACGATCATATCATGTTGATGAGCATCGCATATCGGACGAACTCCGCTGCCCCAAAATGGAAGAATAAAGTCATGCTTTTTCTTTCGAGAACCGATTTCACGAATGGCGTTCTTGTAGAATGTTTGATATGCGTGATCGTTCGTATCGAACTTGAAGAACGTCTTACGCCAATCGTGACTGCCGTATGACTTTTTAAAATCATCGTTGGTCAGCACTGAAACATGCTCGTCACATACGAGATCAGAGTCTTCGTGACCATAGTGAATTACTTCGTGACCAAGTGCTTTGAGCATTTTCCCTGCCTTCAGAACCTTCTGGGTGTATGCGCATGCAACGAACTCTTTGGACGTTACTGTGTGCGGTAATCCAAGAATGTGGAAGCGCATTTTGGTGTGTGGTGTCTTCATTATTCGTTTATTTATATTGTGTTGTTGTGATTGTGGTGGTGTAGAATCCCATTATTCATTATCGGCGTTATTAGAAGTTATTGATTATTTTCCCTGCTTTTCAGCTTGGATACCAATGACTTATGCTTGTTGACATCCTTCTGTAATTCGTGGATAATTGACCTCAAATCACGGATTACCGAGTTCAATCGCTGGATCTCCATCTGCTCTGGTGTTACTTCGTATGCTTTCATATATCAAATCATGTTTGCTAATTGTTTAATGCTGTCACGCTTATCATCGATTGCGTGTAGGTTCTTGTATTCTTCACGGGATATCTCATAGGTAACCCACTTCTCCGGGCATATTGTGCAGTATCTCCTACGCATAATTCGGTCTTGTTGATCACGTGATTCAACCACGCTGGATACTGCGCCACATTTGCAATACTTAATCATTTCTTTTTACCCTTCACCTTGTTGTCCCATTCAGTCACATAACGCTCGATGCGATGCATGTCGTCCTGTGCGTTTAATAGCCCGTCCTGTGTCATTGGATAGCTTGCTTGGTATTCTGGCATTGGAGTTCCTCTTGATAGTCTTGGCCCAACTGCACAGTCGTTGCAGGTGATGACATAGCGTATCTCAAACCTCATCGCTGTTCTCTAGTGCAGGAGGTTCCTTACCTTCGATCAGCTCAATTGGTTCTGCATTCCGATCACCGATAGTGAACGTCACTGCCATTGGTTTGCTGCCAGTATTCTCGATTTCAATCTTGTCGCCATATTGTCGTGCGTTCCACTTACCAAGCAATCGAAGCCGGGTATCGATGCGCACACGTTTATCTGCTGGATCCATAGTTGGATCATCTGCAATTCTTATACAATCATCCGCAAGTGCATGAGTTCCAATCTTACGTGCATGTGCGGAATTCGCACGAAATTCTTCGATATTTTGTTCCCATCTCCATATCGTTGTGTAACTTGGCATACCTTTGAGGTTGCAAATTGACGATAGTGTTTGGCCTAACGAAAGGCGTTCACAGATTTCCTCTGCTAGCTTCTCATCGTAGTCTGATGGTCTACCGACTGGATTTTTTTTAGGCATAGATAAAAATAGTGCTTGACTTTTGGTAAAATCCCCCTTACCATCCCCCGTAGGGGGGGCTTGAGTGTTATTGGGGCTTTTGAGTTTGTGTTTGTGTGGTTAAATGTTGTAATGTTATACGGGCGATTGAGCGTAGTTCTCCTGATGTTTTCCAATCGGAAGCGTTGATTATCCTTAATGAATCAATTGCTTGGATTGCTATTTTGTATGCTTCGTCACGCTCACGTTCTGTCTCAATTGCACGTTTTATTATATAGTTCAGTGCAATTTTCTCTTTTTCTAATGAGCTATCTGCTTCGTCGCGTTCTTTGCGTAACGTTTCACAAAGATCTAATAACTCTTGTGAACGTATGGCGTTTTTGTTGTGAAGATCGTGCAAGCAGTTACGCTGCTCCAGTGCCTTATCGCGTTCTTTGATTGCTTGTAATAATCCTAAAGCAATTGTCCTTCTTTCTCGGGGTATTTCCATCACTTCAATAAGTGATAAACACTTAAGATTTTCCGTCTCTGGTGTATCAGATGTGGATGAAAAGAAGTCCGCTACAGGATTGTCTTCTCCTTTAGTTATTTCAATTTTCATTTCTTGATGATTTCGACTTCCGTGCGTTGTTCCTTGAGCGTCTTGACTTTGACTTGCTTGAAGACGATTTCGACGCTTTCTGGGTTGTCGTCCGGGATGAGTTTTGCGTATCGGATCTGGTCGATAAGTGGTTTGCAGCCTCCTGCAAGGTTGTCAACATCGAGCGTTCGTGTTGAGTGCCGTGTAATTGTGAGATGATACTTTGGATTGCATTTAGCAATGCAGTCCTTGATAGCTTCTTTTGCTTTTGGTACTTTGACCAGTGAGCGTTTAGGAGCGTGTTTAAGGAGGGTGTTAAGTAATCCTCTAGGTTGAGGTGCATTGGGGTAGTAGTTGCCATCAGAGTGTTTGTGGTATCCGAGTTTTTGCAGGTCTTGTTCAGTCCAGTTCATATCCATTTCCCGATTGTTTTTAAGAATGCTTCTGCGCGTTGGTTAGCGGTAATGTGAAACATACCACAATCGCCAGAAACAATTCTTGCTAGGAATGATTCATAGCATTTCCATAGATTTGAATCTTTTTTGATTACCATCTCCGCTTCGTGCATTGCGTTCAGGTCATTGCAGTAGTCAGGAACGATTGGCCCAGATGGTCTGCCTTTTAATACTCCAATTAAAAATTTTTCACCATCTTCATCCTCTATAGTTTTTAAATATATCCAACCACAGGCTTCTGCAATAGCAATAGTTATTTCTTCGTTTGTCATATCCACCTTCCGTTCTCAATTTCCTCCACGTCAATTTGTATACTCCAAAGGTGTAGCCACACTGCTTGCTCCTTTAGCCAATCGAAGAAGTCCGACATTGCTTCGTGCGATGAGTTGTTTTTAGTGAATACTTCACCCTTAAATGCATTGCATGGAGAATAATATTTAATCTTGTACGTTTTCATTTGTTTTCGATGTTTTCCCGTGATTCCCGCGATTCTCTGATGAACTTTAGTGCCAGATTCATGAGAATTGGATATGGCGCAAGCATTTCCAAATATTCGTTGAATAGTTTGTCAATTGCCTCTTCGTTTTGTGGGTTTGGAATTGTTTCGCGCTGGACACAGAAGTTCTCAAACTCGATATTAAGCGAACGAAGTGAAAATATTGCGCCTGCACAAAGGACTGCCAGTTGTGCGGAGATTGATTTGTAATCCGTGTCAGTGTCTGACTTGAGTTCGGATAACAATTTAATGTAGTTTTCCATATACCAACGCAATATTATTGTTTAACGATACTTACACGATCAGGTAGCGTATCCATGATGTTCAATTCCTTCTGCGGAATGAACCAGCATGGTTTACGTCCATTTACTGATTGCCAATACTTGTCGCATACCACGTCAACTGGATAGCACCAACCGACCAGTGTTACGTCTGTTACAGACGCAATTGCCAGCACGAATGGCTTATGCTGATCGTCGTTGGAGCGTATAATTAACTTTCCATTGGCATTATTTGTGGTGCGTACCTCGGTGTTAGCAACATCTGACAGGCGTTTAAAGCCGTTAATGATCGGCGCATCGATATTTAAGTAGTCACAGAGTGCAAATTCGCCAAGTATACCAATGAGCTTGCGTTCCATCTTTGCTTCAAATGACAATTCATTAGGCAACTGATCAGTTTTACCCTGACGGATGCCTTCAATGTAGTGAAGTTCGGCAATCTTAATTGCCGAATAGAGTGTTATGAAGTTGACGTTGTATTTATGCATAAAAAAGGATCTCCGCTTTTATGTGGTTACGGAGAAAGGCGCAAATGATCACCAGCGTACATAGTCGCCGCCACAATGCCTAAATTGCCTATTATAAATAGTTGCTAAAATCTTTCATTATTTTTTGATCGTTCACTTGAATATGCCTGTCAGCATGGTGTCTTGTGCATAGCCATATAACATCAAGTGGTTTTGAATAATCTTCGTGATGTGCTTGAGCTTTATTCCCGCAAACACAACATGGATGTCGATGCATTTCTCCAGACCTTAATGCATTTTTTACTGCATTATGTGCTTTTCTTTTTTCTTGATTTTTTTCGCACCATTTTTTATTGTAGAAATTTGATTTATTAAAATATTTTCCTTCATTTCTATATTTTTTTGATTTTTCTCTGTGTCTTTTTCTTTCAGATAAAACCCAGTTTAAGTCTTGTTCTTTATATTTACGTCTGTTTTCTGTATCTTGTTTGGTGCAAGATTTGCATTTGTTTAGGTGTCCGTCTGCCATCATTGAGTGCTTGTAGAATTCAAACAACTCAAGATGGCGTTTACATTTGAAGCATTGTTTCATGCCTTAAATTAAAATCAAAACGGAACGATTGTCAAATTAAAAAGGGATTTCCTGATCGTCACCGTCTACGCTTTGAGATTTGCCCTTCTTTTGCGCAGGTTTGCCCTGTGCGTCGTTTTTATTGCCGGCCTGCACATTCTTACCATTTCCAAGGATCGGCAATTGTACGCCATTTTCACGATCCTCCTTGGACAATGATTGCTTGACCATGTAGTCACCGAAATCAGATTCTGGTGTCTCCATCAGGATAAGGTCACAGAATAGTGCCTTTTCTCCATTCTTACGGGTGATTGCCTTGAAGCGTGACTTGTCGAGCTTCGTTACATCGATACTTAATGTTATCATATTATTATTATTTTAGTTTTATGCGCCTTTTTAAGGTTGACGCTCACCTAATCTGCTTTGTGCAGAAATTTTTATTGCGTTACAGAATAAATTTAATCCGACCAGCAATCGTAACTTCCTTCGTAAATGTAGTTATTGCTTTCGTCTTTTGATTCCTTAAACGTGAAGGATTGTCCAACCATTCCGTGGGATCCACAAATATTCTGGATTGCATTTTTGGACAGATACGAAGTGGATGTGATTTTAAAATTGCCCCAGTCACGGGTTCCACGATCATTTCGCAGTTTTTCCGCTTCGACTTTGATTGTATTTAGTAAATTCATTCTTTTGGAGGTTGAGGTTCCCTTTGACCATAGACATGATTAGGGTTTTGACGTTCCCACCTTTGAAGACGCTCCCGTGCATCCGATAATTCTCGTTCTTCTTTGTCTTTCCAGTATTGTTCTGGATCGTCGTGATAATCTGATTTTGCCATATATTTATTATCTTTATGCGGCAACTGCTTTGCAAACAGTAGCAACTTCACGGCTGAATTCTTCTTCTTTGATAGAGGTATCGCAGATGTATTGGATTGACCGTTTGAAGCGTGTAGCCAATCGTTCAATCACGGCAGGCAATACTGCCACTTCCGATGGTTTCAAATAATGACGTTTCGCAATGATTTCCATTGCATCGATGTTGATCATGAGATCAGAGGTTGATGTATTCATTTGGTGTATTTATTCAACTGACGCTATACATGTAT